AGCGTAGATAAACTTGTAAGTTTGTCCAGCAACTGGTGCAGGTAGAGTGATAGTTCTATTAGCGCCGATTGCAGGAACCGCAAGAACTCTTCCGCTGTGTGTCGCAGCATCAAGAGTTTTGTTTTCATCTCCTAATGCAACAGGTCCATCACCCATTGTAATGATTTCAGTAATCGCTCCAGTAGAGGAGTTTTTACTAACAGTTTTAACTGTGCTTTCAGATCTCAACGGACCTGAAAAAGTTGAACTAGCCATATTTGTCTCCGTTTCTGTTAACGCAGTCCGAGACTGTGTCTACTGCACGAGTCCACGTTAACTATTTTAAAAATGTGCAGTGTTTACAATATACGCTTTTAGATAAGTGTTTGCAAATAAAAAGGGCGACCGAAGCCGCCCTTTAAATCGTTTATTTGCTTGAGGATTATGCTCCTTCAGAAGCAAACATACCACGCCAGTCAGAGAAGCCGAAGCTGTATCTTTCCCTAGCTTTGTATTTAACGTTACCAGTTTCAAAGTCACCTTCCATAGAAGTAGCCACAGGTGCTCTTTGAAAGTGTTTCATTCCATTAGGCACATCCGTCTTAATGAAGAATGCATCTGTGTCAGTTAAGTAGTTGTTCACTACATAACCTTCAGGAATCATACCCATGTTTCTGATAGCGTTAATGTCGTTATCAGATGTAGCTGTTCTTCCAGCAGAGTTCATCAATCTGTCAGCTGTGAATTGTAAAGCTGATGGAATGATCATCTTACGTGCTTTGGCAGCAACTTTTAGACCTCTGTCGTCAGCAAAAGCAGCGATATCAATCATTGCTTGCTCTAACGATGTTTCGTTAAGGTCTGAAGCTGTTGCTAGCTCGTTTCTTTGGTTGCCAGATGTAGTTGGGTGAGCTGAAGAAAACAACTCAACGCCATCACCACCTGTAAAGCTAGAGTTAAAGCCGTTGTTTAAAACGTTTGCTGCTTTAACCTGCTTAGTGTGTGCCATAGAACGTGCTAAAGCTTTAGTGTAACGAGTGCTGATTTTGTCATAAAGGTTATCCTCTACAGCTTCCTCAGTAATCGAAAACGCTAAGGCTACAGTTTCATGAGAGTAACGTGCTGTGAATGACTCAGTCGCATTGTCAAAGTTAACTGAAGTTCCTTCAGGCTTAACTGCCGCTGCGCCAAAACCTGATAGCATTACTTCTTCTTCAAAAGCTCTATCAGAGTTTTCTGTGTCAAAAATCTCAGCGTGTTGGTTCTCGTACGTTGCGTACTCTAGTCCGAATAATGCATTCAAACCAGGTTCTAGCTCTTTTGCTAGTTGTGATCTATTTATTGACATAATTCAGTCCTCCTTATACGCCAGTTGTGAGTTTATACACGTGCTCACCAGTGTTAAACACTACATAAGCATTTGCATTCGCAGAACCCGTATCACTGTTTTCAGGATCTTTAGAGATTCCAATTTGCTTGAAACCACCAGATGTACCAGATGTGCTAGTGTCAATTTCTGACGTTGATCTTCCAGTAGTAGTGCTTCCACTAGTACCTACAAAATCAAAGCCTGAATGATTCATAGCAGCTGTTCCAGTTTCATCGTGCTGTGCTTCAAACACAATGTGCGGATCTGCATAAACGTAAGCAACAATATCAGAAGCATTAGTGCTTGCTGGATAGAAAGCTGAGTATGTTGGCTTACTTGTTGTTGGGTCAGTGTAGAAACAACCTCCGAAAACACCTAATTGTTGAGTGTCTCCAGCTGCTGCTTGCTCTATACCTCCCGCTGCCACTGCCTCTACCACTTGTCCAGTGAAGATAGAAGTGCCATGATTGGCAGCGATCGCATACTCTTCAGAAGTAATATCGCCACCACTAAGGTGCCTTGTAGGTCTGAACCCAAAGGCTGCGTCTTGGTTTGCCATAATTATAGTCCTCCTTAGACTAATAAATTATTAATTACTAATCCAAAAATTTTAGCGAATGTATTAGGTGTGAAATCTAACTTGATTTCTTGGCACCGCCAAAAGTTACTCTAGATTGCCTATTTGGATTATCGATAGGCATACTTGGGTGCTGCTCCCTTAGAAGGTTGTTATCAACAGCTTCCTGTTGATCTCTTGTTTGTTGAGCAAAATACGCTTTTCTTTCCTCAACAATCTCTTCAGGTATCTTGGCTAGCAGTAATCCACCTACAGTGACCACGCCTTTCATTGCTCCATCTTCTACAGTAGGGGCTTCGAAGTCTCCAAGTTCTTCCAGTCTAACTGGTTCGTATCCCTCTCTCATTCGAGCAGACACGTTCTTTTTGTCTTCTGATCCCATAATTTCTGCACGGATCCAACGATATTTAAACCCCGCTGGGGGTTGTGGCGCATCTAACCGAGATGGTGGTCGCCATGGCTGCCTTCTGGCAGTTTTTTCTCTGGTTTGAGATGAGCGTGAGGTTCTTGTTTTCTTATCCATATTGCTACTCCTTCACGTATTTAGCATATTCTTCTAAAGGCACACCGAGTTTTTTAGCGATTGCGACTTGTGATGGTGTGAGTCTCACAGTTCGTTTTCCTTGTTTTGAAACTGACTTTACCGCAGGAGCGACTGTTTGGTCAACCTTTTTCTTTGGTTTCGCTGTTTCAAACTTATTTGGAAACTGTTCTCTAATCCTACGATCTACTTCTCCGTAGTATTCGTCTGATCGTGGATCGTATCCTTCTTCTTCAACAAGACGTCTATGTATAGCAAAAGCTGTATATGTCATAGCCTCGTCTTGCCCAAACCACTCATTGTTCTCTGCCCAGGCCGTCGCTTTTGGATCAGCTGGCGGCGGGGCAGAATTTACAGGGGTTTGCGATGGTGTAGGTTGTTGAGGTATCTCTTTTGTCTCTGCAAATGTTTTTGCTTGTGCTTCTAGAGATTCTCTTTGTATCTTTGCACGTTCCGCGTTCAATGCAGCTTTTGCCATAGCACTTTGTGCCTCGGCCTGCACGTCCACATTACCTTCTTCAATTGCTTTTTTTAATTTTACTTTTGCCTCTTCTATTTGAGCCAATGACTCAGCTTCAAGGCTAGAAACATAATTTTGATTTGTTTCAGAATATTTTTTCTCTAGTTCTTCTGATTTAGTTTTTAAACCATTTGCATAGTTTAAGGCAGCTTCTTCTCTTCGTTCCGCTTCTCTAAGCTTGCCAACAAGTTTTGATATTCTTTTCTGGACTTTGTCGCTGTACTCTTTGTGTTCGTCGTCCGTTGACCCTTGTTCGTCGTCATCTTGAACATCCTCGCTGAGAGATTGTTCCTCAGATGTGTCATCGGCGATATCGTCGTCTTGAACAACTGTTTCATTTGCTTCTTCTTTCTCTGCTTTTTTTACTTTGGGTTCATCTAATTCAACATCAACGGCATCACCGCTGGTGTCGATGGGTACGAGTTTATCGTCCTGTATTTGTTCTTTTTGTGCCTCGGGCATGGTTCTTGATCTCCATGGTTATTTATTTGCAAGACCGACTACATATGTAGAATGTCTGTCGGATCCTGTAATATAGCAAGAATTTCATCATCATTCAAGAGTCTTAATTCACCGCCATCAATTTTTAATCTTGACCCAGCGTAACGTGCAAAGATAACCCAGTCACCTTTCTTGCACCACGGGCCTTCTGGAAACTTATTGGCATCGGCATACGCATCAGGGCCTGTAGATAAAACATAACCGCAAACGGTTGCTAATTGCTCTCTTTCACGAGTCTGATCTGCTAAAATAATGCCTCCTTTACTGCGTTCTGCACCCATATATGGCAAAATAAGTATGCGCCAACCGGTCGGTTTGGGCAGTTTTTCTACCACAGATTGGTCAATATTGTCTGGATCTATGTATTTTGACTCTCTTTCACCGTATATATCTTCAACTTCTTTCTGTTTTTGCTCTATTTCAGCTGCAGTTTTGCCTTTTTCTGCAATTTGTGCTTTTTCTTTGCGTCTAGCCTTAGCCATGCGCTCTGGAAGTATTAAATCACTCACTTTTTTCTCCTTTATCTAGTATTTCTTTAACTTCTGCCTCTATTTCTTCTAACGCTCGATAATGACCAAGCATAAAATGATAGTCGTGTTTCTCTGTGGTGCTGCCTTGCATCACATATTCGGTAGTTTTTTCTTTTTTGTCTCGAACAAGACGTAAAATCTTATCGCCTAACCAAAGTCCGTCCATTTTTTGCTCTTACCTTTCTTTTTTTCTTACGTTTATAGCTGGGTTTACCGCCTCTTGCTATGCCTACCGTCTTTCCGCCCTTAACTCCTACTAAAGAAAACACCATAAATTATTTTCTTCGCATTCCTTTTATCGTTTGTAAGAGTCTTTTTTTCTGTGCAGGAGTAAGACCTTTCGGTAGTCTAGGAGCTGTGCCTCTAGGTCTCCTTGGTGGAAGCATTTTAGGTTTACGTTTCCCTTTTCCAATTCTTCGAAGAATACCTTGAGGTGTGCGATCTCCAGGTTTAGGTCTAGGTTTTGGTTTTAAACGTGGAGGTGGGCGATCTCCAGGTTTAGGTTTAGGTTTTGGTTTAAAACGTTTGCCCATCAGGTCTTTCTTTATGTTTTTTAAACTGTCTTTTATTTTTCTACCAACACGAGCCATATCACATCTCCGATCTAATTTGTTTAAACTTGTCTAATATACCACCGATGCCAGAGTTTGCAACGTTCATTATGACTGTTGGAGACTCACTCATCATCATTCCACCATGGCCCATGTGAACTCTGCCTCCATCTTGAGCCATCATTCTAGGAAGTTGATAAATTTCTTGTAGTCTATCTAAACCAAGTCCCGATCCGGTTGCTAGTGCAGTCGCCGTTGGTGCTGGTACTTGCATTGGTATTGGTGTTGGCTGCATTGGTGGAGCCATTTCTCTTATCAATGGTATTGCTCTTTCGTCTCGCCTTCCCCCTCTAGTATCACGAGGGTCAAAAGCTTTAGTATCTTCTCCTATTCTCAAAGACTTAAAAGCGTCAGCAAACTGCCCTCTTAAATTTGTTGGCTGCTCTCTTAAATTTGGATTCGCTGCCATCTGTTCTGGTTCAGCTCCAAAACCAAAAGCTTGACCTATTCGCTTGCCTAAACCTAAAATGCCTTGACCTCCTGTTGCAAGAGCTAGAGCTGGGTTAACAGCAAATCCTGCTATCTTTGCAAGTGCTGGAGCTTCTTTCATAAGATCTGCGCTTTGAGTCCTAAGTTGATTTAATATGCCCATCCCAGTGTAAGGAGACACGCCAAGTTGTCTGTTAAGGGCAGCTAGTCTGTTTAAATTTTCCCGTGTTTGTTCCCCTTTGCCTAAAGATTTTTGAAAATCTGCAAGACGTCCACTAAGTCTAAACGCACCTGGCGTCATTTCTTGTGATCTTAAATTTGGGTTTGCGGCCGCTGCGCCCAGTGTGGTATCTATCCCTAACTTTCTTGCAATATCTTGCTTTCTTTTATCATCTTTAAATCTATCAACTTGAGTTTTAGATCTTACAATGTTGCCTTTACTGTCTCTTAAAAAGTCACCGCTTTTTGTTTTGAACGCAGTTCTTTCGTTAAAGTCTCTATTAATTTTATCCGCTGCTTTCTGAACAGCTTTTGCCGTAGTTGTGGTGCCTTTTCTAGTTTGAGCTTGTGTTGTTTTTTTCGGAGTTGTCTTTTTTGTTGGAGTGACTGTTTTGTTAGCAGCTATATTTTTTTGTTTTCTCGCAAATTGACCAAAACCTTGTTTTTCTGCAGCACGTCTACTTACTGCTTTTGAAGTTGTGGTTGTACCTCTTCTAGAACGACCTTGTGTTCCTCTGTTTTGTGCGCTTCTTCTACCTGCAGAGCCACTTCTTCTACCACCACGGGCACCACCTCTTCGACTTCGGCCACCTACTCCGCCGCCTCCACCTCTTCGGCCACCTTTTGCTCCACCACGTCGGCTTCTGCCTCCGCGCCTAAATTCTTCGCGATCGTCATATGATAGTGCTTTTTCTACGGCCATTAGATTCCTTTGTTAAATGTGTCTTGTATATTTTTAGTGATATTTTCTGCTTTGTCTAAAACTTTTTGTTGAGACTCTCGCTCTAGTTTTTCTATGGCAATCGCAGATCTAAGAGCCACAGCATCTTTTTGTTGTTTTATTTTTGCTGCGTCTGTCTTTTCTTTGTTTTCCATTTTCTCTTTTTCAACAGAAAGTTTTGCTTGAGCTTCTTTCAAGTCTCTTTCAGAATCTTGTGCTTTAATTTGTAACTCTTGTTCTTTTAACTTAACTAAAGGATCGTCTTGAGTTGCAGTAGAGAGATCATCAATATCCTCCATATATTCTGTTATCAACTGTGCTTGTCTTTGAGCTATCTTTGTTTGCATGTCCATCATCATCTGCTGCATCATTTGTTGTTGCTGTGGAGACATAGGTTGTCCTTGTTGAGCCATTTGCATCTGTTGCATTTGCGGAGCCATTTGTTGTTGTATCTCTTCTGAGGCTTTTAGAGAAATGTGCTGCATGATATGCGCCTGCGTGTTTGCAAAAGTTTGTGGATTAGATTTTATAACTAAACTTCCAAGCAATGCTATATGTGCTACAATGTGTGCGTCATGATCTTGTCCCGGAAAAGCTTGAGCTGTCATGCCCGCTGTTAGTTCTGCGTTTTCTAGTGCAGGGTCTTTTGGTTGTGGCTGTGGTGGTGGGGGCATCAGAGCCTCTATGTTCTGCACACCCATAGCCTCGTACATTCTACGATATGCCTCGTACACATTATGCATTTGCGGTGCTGCTTGTGCTAGTTGTAATTGTTGTTGTGCCAATGTCACACGTTGTGTCACTGAAAAAATGTTTGGATCAGAAACGGGTATTACATCAACACGAGCATCAAAGTCTTGTGCCTTGATTGCTTGATTGCCACCCACGACTTGATAAGGATAAACAGGGGGCAATGTGTCTGCGAAAAGTTTTGCAAGCAATTTAAATTCTTTGCCTTGTGCCGCATGCATTCTTTTGTGAATAGCAGACATCACTTTCATGCCACGTTCTAGTAACGCCATGGTTGTGCCTACAGGATTAACTTCGTTACCTTCACCGAGTTTCATGTCAGCAACAGCTGCAAAAGATTTACCGCTTTCTATAACAAAACCTAACAATTGAAAAAGTGTGCCTGATGGCTCTTTGTATGGCAGTGGGACTAAAGAGCTACTGATCTCTCCAGCAGGGGCGTCTACATCTCTAAACTCCCCAGGAACTAATGGCTGATCGTCATCCCGTATGCGTAGCCCACGTGCCTTAAATCCAGATGGTAAGTTGGCGAGTGTGCCAGCATCGATGAGTTGACGTAATATGGAGGTTGCAGACTTTGATAAACCACCCAACATGTGAATAAGACCAAAGCC